GATTCGAACCTACAGCGTTTCTTATGTGGCGGATTTACAGTCCGTTGCCTTCAACCAATTCAGCACACACTTCCGAAAACTTTGGTACACCATGGGGGAATCGAACCCCTCCTTTTGTCTGTGAAAGAGACATGTCCTAACCGATAGACGAATGGTGCATATACCAAACTAAAATACACTGGGATGATCAGCAACAACCATCACCCGATGGCTAACCACGCTGTCGTCCAGCGATTGGTCGCTTCTCACATTACATTCCAACTTTCTCCAGCGTGACCACCGTATCCGTCTTACGACTTCGTTTCCATCTTTCGTGTAATCTAGCGAGCGATACTCCGTCGAGTATCCTGAACTCCTAGATCACCTACTGGTTTTGGTAACCCAATGTATTTTAGTTTGGCAGGGGTACTTGGAATCGAACCAAGAACGACGGAATCAAAATCCGTTGTGATACCACTTCACTATACCCCAACAACTATCGCGAAATTTTTAAAGAGCAGGATTGAATTATACATCGAAACGAAATATAAGTCAATCAATAACCCTACAAATTAGTAGGGTATAAAACAAAAAACCCTCGGGACTTTCATCTCCGAGGGTTTTGGTAAATAAATTTGTAGTCTAAGACTTACTTACCAAAACCCCCTGAATCATTCTCAATCGCATATCCTAATGATGATACTGTGCGTGAGCATGTCCAGCCACTAAACAGTGGGAGCGGATGCTTCTGCATGGATATCGATCTTAGTAACATTTGAAAATTTATTCCTTGAAAATTTGATAAGAACCTAAGTCCTTATCGTTTATTTATAGTAATTATACACTCAATTTGATTAAATGTCAATCTTTTTTACATTTATTTTGCAACTATTCAGAAAATTAATTCCGTCTTCATCACGATACGCATCACGATAATAGACTGTGTTTATTCCTGCGCCATGAACCAACTTAGCGCAATGAATACAGGGAGCATGGGTGCAGAATAGAGTACTACCATTGCCACTTTCTCCATCACGAGCCAACTTGAGTATAGCATTTGCTTCAGCATGAATAACCTCATCTTTCGTTTTCAAAACAACAGTATCATCAGACAACTGAACCACATTCTCGCATTCATTTGTCCAACCAGCTGGCATACCATTGTAACCAATCGAGATAATACGATTATCCTTGACTACGACAGCCCCAACTTTCAATCGCTTCGCTGAAGACAACTGAGCAAATCGTTCAGCTGTATCCATGAAGGCATCAACCCACTTCTGTTTCAATGTACTACCTCTTCAGTTTTCTTCATTGGTTGGTTAGAAATCTCAGAACACAATGTTCTAAAATCTTCACCAGCACCAAGTGAGTCACAAAGCAACATCATTCGAGCCAACATCACTGCGCTCATGCTCAAGGCACTCATCTTATGTTGTTCTGCCCATGTAATCATTGTTCCGTCAATTTTCATTGACAATGCAATCAAATCTTCATCAGTCATTTGTGTTTTCCCATCCACTGCATTAGTATATCTCGTGCTTGGTGTTTAGTCAAACCAAACTCTTGCTGAAGATAAGGTGCTGCGCCAAACATGTTGGTGACACCACTCTTACGCAATTGTTCCAAATAATCAAAATACTGTTTCATTTCGCCATTACCTTTCCAAGTAAAGATTTTGCTTCATCAAAATTATCCAACTTTGCTTCAATCTCAAGCATCTCTGCTTTCAGTTTCAATTCACGAGAGTATGCGTCAAGCAATTGCTGAGCATAAACTCTGTCGTCTTCATCAGACTGTTCCCAGAATGCAGTAAAGTCATCGCCTTTGGTATTCAACAGAAACTCTAAATTATCGCGATCCCAATCGCTGGTAATAAACCCTTTGAATCCTGACTGTATCATACTGTTTCCTTAAAAATGTTAGACCATGTCAACAACTTATTCAGCTTCTCATTTTTCGCTGTCATTACAGCTGACTCACGGACAATCCCATTGTCAATAAGCAAGTCAATCATGCACATTAAATCGCCAACTTCTTCTTCAAGATGTTCCCGATTTGTCAAACCCTTGTATTTGTCTGCGGTACCAAACCGAAACACTTTACTAATCGCCTGAGTTACCTCGGCACATTCTTCTTGCGTAATCAGAAGGATTTCCTTCTGCACTTCATTCATTTCATTCATCAATACCATATTCACTTTCTTCATCATAAACTACAAAAACATCATCTTCAAATTCGTCATTCTGTTCGACTGCATCATAAACCATTTCCAATGGAACATCAAGGATCGCCGAGACGGAGATAGGTTTCAACCCTTCGTCAAGTAAATCCATAATTTTCGCATGTAAATCTGCAACTTGCTCTTGTGTCATACTGGTTCCTCAATTTTTACAAGATTACCAACTCGCTCATCCCAGCGTTGTTGAACAATTTCGTTCACCCATTCAACTGGACAACCCAAGTCATCGGCAATTTCTTGACAAGATTTGTAGTTGTGTGGACCACGAAATGTGTCAAGCGAGTAGTGGATATTTTCCCAAAGATCTTTCATCGCAGCCATGATTAAACCCTTTCTTCCATTTTTGCTTCCATAATTTCACCAAGGATAAACTTCGCAACATTCATCTGTTTACGAATATCTTCCTTGCTGAACCCATACTCAAGCATATGCTGGCAGTCAGACATTATACCCATCACAACCATTTCAAGACCAGACAACTTAGCAGTGATGCTATTCATGTACTGTTCGCGAATGTCAGACTCAGGCATGCCGTAGCAGTTCTTTTCAAATTCAGTCATTTTCAGTTCCTTTTTAATCATCATAAGATAATTATACTTGATTTCTGAATTAATGTAAAGCACTATCGTGAAAAACCCTACACTCGGTAGGGTTAATAAAAATGGTTTAAAAACAAAGACTTAGGACTACTTTTTGGCTGGTTTTTCCGTTTTTGGGATGAAACCATTGTCCTCAGCCCACTTTTTAGTGAGTTTTGGGTAAAGTTTGTTGAGTTTTTGGTCTTTGATTGCAATAAGCATTCTGGCTTCGTCTTCATGGATACCTTCCATAAGTCCAACGAACATCTGCTCACGCTGAAGTTGTTTCAAGTCAGCACGACAAAACACATAGAATCTACGCAATTCTGTGTATAGGTTTGTTGGTGTCATACCCAATGGCTCAGCTGATGTTTTGTATGGTGGTTCACCATCAGGCAACAACCATTTTTTATCGGGCATATACGCATACTCAAAAATAATTTTAAGTGCTGGGATACGATCCTTGAACTTGTCAAGATTCTTTGGGTCTGCATTCATAGCAGACAAAATTTCTGTTAGTGGCTGTGCCATTTTAAAACTCCTCTATTTCGTCAAGTAACAACCGACATCTGTTGGCAATGAGATAATTCATAATTGCCATCTTGTCGCCTTTTGGTTTAATACTTAGGTATGTATCAAGGATCACTTTCTTAATGTCATCAGGAATGTGATCAAAGTTTACCAAAATCTGATTGCGTTGCCAGTTGCGTCTTTCTTCATCATTGCGACAAGCAATAAATCCATCAGCCATAAACTCAGCCAATCGTTTAGAGGACACAGGTGTCTGCCGACTACCAACAACAAAACAATCATCTTTACTCAGAATATTTGGAATACCATCACCAGTATCACCCTTAACAATGTGAGTAATATAGTTTTCATGAATCTCAGACTTCTTGGCAGTAATCATCTTACGCAAGAGAGGGCTGTACTGTTTAACATTGTCAAACTTATGCAACTGTTTAAAGTCTTTGTCGCTTGAAACAATCATCACATTTTCATTGAACCCAAACTCTTGAGTCTGTTGTGTCAGAACCGCAATGATGTCATCAGCTTCGCACTGGTCAAGATGCATAACTTTGTATGGAAAGAACTCAATCAGTTCCTCACGAATTTTACTTAGCGTGTCAAAAATCATGCCCCAATCTAGATCGGATGCGTCACGATTTTTCTTGCGACTTGCTTTGTAGTGTTCAAAGTACTGACGACGCCAGTAGTTACGCCCATCACAAGCAATGACAATATCACCATAGTCTTTACCATACTTTTTCTTGTATGATTTGATGGTTGATAGAGTCGCATGGCGAATCAAGTCAGTTGTTTGTTTAGCATCGCCTGACATCAGTTCCTTCTTGAAGGATAGGATGTTAGCAAGGGAAACCTGCGAATAGTCAATTAGAATCATTTTAAAATACTTTCAACAGGATACATTCTTCATTCACACGACCATTAACAGCAGCCTGTTTAGTGGTCAACGCTTTAAAAGCAGCAGACAGTGGACGCTTGCCCATCGCAGCATAATCTTTTACCAACTCTGGCTTACGCAATGTTTTGCTACCAGAAGTCGTTACTTCATAACCAATAATCGTAGTGCCCTTAACACTCAAACCCTTCGCATCGTTGGCACGATAGACCTGAAGTTTCTTGTACTTAGTATTATACACCCACAGTTCTTGACTGTTGATGATAGTCGTCGCAAGCACAGACTTGATGCCAAACTCAGGGAATTCCTTCATGAACTTCATCTTCTCAACCAACTTACCAGCTGGTTTCTCTTTACGAAGTCTTGGTGCTCGAGTTGCTTTGGCAACCTGAACTTGAAGACCACACGCTTCGCCGATAGACTTATACAAAGCAAGCATGTTTTTGATCTTTGTTTTCTTGAGGTGACTATAACCTTCGTTGAGTTGTTCGTCATTACCTTCAAGGACTTCTTCCAACTCAGCAATCGTTTTGTCAAACAGAGGTGCGATAAGTTTAGCAACTGGTCCACTGATTTGATAGTGTTTCAATTCTTTGACAGCATCGAACTTTTTATCCTCAAGGACAAAGTCGTCAATCATACCTTCGAATTCACCTGCCATCTCGCGAGCCTTTTCCATCATGCGCTCTTGAATAGAGATGACATTGCTTGCTGCTTTCTCAGCCTTTTCTTCATCAGACACAACAACCACTGCTGGCGCAACTGTGTCTGTCAGTTTCTTGATGGCATTGGTAAGATATAATTCCTCTTTCTCTTCCAACTCTGAACCACCATCTTTAAGACGAGCAAGGATACCAGCGTGACGGAAAAGTTTCTCGTCAAGTTTGTTCAACTGCACAGCCAGTTTCTTGTCGGTCTTAGCAATGTGACTTAGTAGCCATTTCTTTTTATCTTTGTCATCATGACTCGAGTTGTAAAAATTCAAGGCAATAATGAGATCACGCTTGTATGATTCAGGTCGGAGTTGTTGCTCCGACCCTTTCGCCATGCGTTCTGCTTTAGCAATAATCTCGTTTCGTTTAGCTGTTGTAGCCATAGGGTATTCTCCTCAGTTAAGTATTAATTATACCCTATTTACGAATTAATGTCAAGCATTATTTTTTGAACGACAACCCAGTGGATCCACCGACTACACCACCGAGGATCAGCGCAGCCATCCAAGTGTCTAGTGTCAGTGGAATATTCAACACAGGGAATAATGTGTTCAATGACCAAATTGTTGCAACTGGGGCAAGAATTATTAGAGCAACAATAACTACAAGTGCGATTCCGATTTTACCCATTGTTTTTCTCCTGAACGATTGTTTCATACAAGTCTTCAAACTCTTCATGCTCCGCTACTTCTTGAGTGTAGTTTTGCTTATGATATACCCTTGCCATACGAGCAAGGGTTTTCTTTGGAAGTAAAAATTTCTCTGACATATCCTTGATTGTTTCGCGAATCAAATCACGCTCTGCTTCAATGCGAGTCATTGATCCACTAATTTCAGCAAGTAATTTCTTAATCTTTAAACGATCTTCTGGACTAGATACTGATTGTGTCATACTGTTCCCCATTCAATGCGAGTAATATTACCAGTGTTAAAAGAACGCCACTCTTGTTTCTCTAAATCAAATGCAGCAACTGCATCACCTGTCGGTGTTGAACCAGTACCCTTCGGTTGCTTGTCAGCAGGAATCAAGTCATATTGTTTAGTACACTTCATAACACGACTCGTACCATCTTTCTTGGTGAAGGTTACAGTAATTGTGCTTTCGCTGAGATAACCACGCAGATATTCAGCGAACTCTGGTTCTTTCATAATTGCTTCTGGATCTACACCAGATGCTTTTGCTAGTTGAATAAAATCAATCCCACTGTTACTTGATACCATAACGAACCTCACCTATGTTTTGAAAAAATTTACAAAATTGTAGAAACATTGCTGTATCTAAATTAAATCGAATATCAGATAGCATTTCTGTATCTTGTTTTGTTTCTGAATCTAGAATTTTACGCTTGATAAGAATTTCATGAAGATCATATTTCTTATCATGCATATGTTCTATTCTAATTTGATAGTCTTCGCTGATATCTAACTCAGCATAAGACTTTACGCTTTGACTAATCGGCATCACAGGGTATCACTTTCACTTTAATAAAATCACCATCACCATTCTCTACTGGTTCAGCAGATACTAGGATTGGGTGGTTGGTTCCATAGGCTGGCCAGTTCTTTTTAAGAACATAACCTTCGATAAATTCTCTCTTCACTGTCAGTGTCAGTGTATCTGTTACTGGTTGTTTAGATTGTAGCAAAGCTGGCACCTTTCTATCATAAGCCATTATTCAATTTTCCTGTTCAAATTCGGTAAGAGATTTTTCTAATGACTTTCGGGCAACTCTAAGACCATATTCCATTTCATAAAGTCTTCGATTTTGCCGATCCATTTTCTTTCGTTGATCAGACATATCGTCCATCATCTGCTCAAGATCTTTCTTGAACACATCCCAAACTGCTTGTACAGGTTTTACTGTATACCACTCACCATCGATAAGGG